TCAGGAAGCATTCCGACCACCACCTTTTACGGGAAAACACGCCAATATTTGATCGATTCGGAATGCTCGCGGGGATTTGGTTTTCAGACAAGTAGCACGAACTAAACCTCCACGTACCGCATGAACCTCAATTCGGCGCTGCGTAATCTTTCCGGCCCGATCTATATAAATGATCTCAACCATTTGCCCAATGTATTTTTCCACCAACATCATCTCCATATAGGAACTTATGTTCTTATTATATGCGAACTTATGTTCTTTATTCAATGGGTGATATTTGAAAAGAAAAAAAATATGGTCTTTAATTTGGCTCAATACAATTAGTGCTTGTACCAATGTATAACCGAAGACCGAAATCGCTACGCGGACGGATTATCCTTACGATCGCTGTTGCCTCCAAAGTAGCTTTCCTTTGGAAAGCTTTTAGGCGTACGCTCCGCTTCTTCAGGATAATTCCGTCCTCTCCGCTACGATCTGCATATAATTCTGCTGGTCACTAGCACTCATAAGGCTTAGATCCAGAATTTTAAATTTATTCTTATCTTAGAGAGAACATATGAACAGTCAGTATAAAGTCATTAAATCGCATCGTTCTAAATATCCATATCCTTCACTACTCTAGATAAGAAAATGGAGGGTGTTTCCGAACAAATCAAACAGATATTAGATACTGAGGGTTTAATAACAGAGCAGTTTTCTGGAAATGAATTAAATGAAAACGAGGGCGATAAGGTGATCAGGTATAAAGAGTTAAATGGCTGGGGATGGGCAATGTCGTAGGAGGAGATGAGTTAAGTTGTATCCCGATAGGAAACTGAGTAAAAAGAGGGGATTTTAAAGGAGCAAAAGATGCTCCTTGTTGTTGATCGCAGAGCATGTTGACCTGACTCAATCCAGCAGTCTCTATTTTCACAAATTATATCCACCGCTATTCGGCTTCGTTGGATTCGATACGATCCCTAAAGTCGCTAACAGACCAAGGGCTACATCAACGATTGCTAGCATCTCTTGCTTCATTACATCCGTTAAATCAAAAGCTCCTGTCAGATGTCCAACAAGTTGGATTAACAGTAGCACTTGAGACACAACGCTGATCCATAATGCGTAATTACACCATCTTTGCTTGCTCATGATTATTGATCTCCTTTCTTGATATCAAGTAGTCTTTGATTCAATTGGTCGATCTTTACTGTGTTCCCCGTAATCAACTGCAGAAAATTCCTCCGCATCTTGTTGACAATGATGGCCGTTTCCTCACGAGTGATAGGTGCCCCCGGACGCTTGCCGTCAAAATAGCCGTTTGCCTTCGCCTCAATCCAATCATCAGCTGCCCATGTGCTCACTACGTTAATATCTCGCTGTAAATTTTCCGTCACTGTATCGTCATCCTTTCCTAATGATTGACTCATAAATCGTTGCTTTAACTCTTCAAGTGTGCCGTCAAATTCATTCAAATCAACAGTTCCGTTGATACCGTCAACCTTTCTCGTGCCATTCGGGAGTACCCCACCTACTGAACCGTCACTGTATTGCCAGAACGTCCAACGACTCCAACCCGAAGCATCTACCGGTATCTGCGTTGCACTGTAACGAGCAATCCACAGCGGATAACTATTCAACCCACTAAAATTACTGATAAACGACGGATAAGTGTAGAGCATGGGCTTAACACCTGTCAGTCGGTAAATTTCTTCTAAAAATGTCTTAGCCACTAGAGTAATAGTTGCTTTGTTTAAGTTGCTTTTATTGGACTCGTAGTCCATTACTGGTGGGAGATCAAACACTCTAGTACCACCAGCAGCCTGTATGGCTGTGTAAAATACTTGAGCCGAAGACTTTGCTTGATCTACTGTTGTCACCGAATCATCCATATAGTGATATGCACCAACTAGTAGACCAGCAGCCTTAGCACCTTTGACGTTCTCGAGAAACTGCTTGTCCATTCTGTTCTGTGTAGCTTTGATAAAAACGAAGGATATGCCGGTTGCGGCGACCTTCTGCCAATCGATTTGTCCTTGCCAGTGGGATACGTCGATCCCTTGGGCATTCTTACTTTTTCGTGACTGCATACTATCCCCTACCTTCGATGGCGATTTTGATAATCGCAAGAATTACTGCGCCAATGACCGTCGTAACAAGCCAAAAGATCGTCTTATCGATTTTATCTATCCGCTCATGCGCTGATTTAGCCGAAGATATGGCCTCAACTGCCAATTCTCGCGCGTTAATCGCCGAGTCTAGCTTTTCCTCGATATTATCCACTTTCGTCTCAACTCGCGTTACCCTTTGTAATGTTTCCAGTTGCGGGTCTGGCATTAGATACTCCTCCTATCTAACAGAAATAACCCCCGGATCAGCTCCGAGGGCGCTTGGTTCCCTTTTATCCTTATCACTGAATACGATACTTATTCAATCGGGTATCCTGTTCCTATTATTGTTGGCAGTCATACTGTACCCTCTCTTGTTGAGAACGAAGTCAATGGCCATTCCGTAGTTATGTTTAGATTCTCCTGGCTTCGCATTGGTGACAATCTTTTTACCTCTTGCATTACTTGCTGGAGTGCGCCCTTGATTATAAATGGTTTACTGTTCGGCCGGTGGAATACTAGCCTTCCGACAGGCTTATTTCTACTCAGTCCAGGTAGGCTTGTTCGATTAGCTTTTCCGCGGCCAACGCTACGACTTCATTAAAGTAAAGGATGTCTGTAAATGGCGCTGACCTTTTTTTATTTCGGCCAGCATTGACATATTGCACCTCTTTAGCTTGGTAACTGCGCGCACAAACTGATAGCACAACAGCACCTGCAACAGTAGTAGTTACCCAGGACATAATCTTGTCAATCTTTGCGAATATCTTATTTGACAGGTCTCTAAGTTCGTCGTTTCTATGATGAGCTGACCTTACCTGATCTTCGCCTCCTTTGCTGTACCCCTCACCTCTACACGGGATTGTAAATCTATAATATCGTCCACTTTCCTTCCAGACGCACGTATGTTAGAGAGATCTGATAGCTGCTTGATCTCAGAGGGCTCAGACAAAGTAATATATTAATTAACTCAATTCTATTAAGCGTGGAATTAGAATCCAAATATTTCTGCTTCACGTATTCTGTGTTTCCCTCCGCCCCCTCCAGATTCTGCTACCGTGTCTAATAATGTAAATGTAATGGATTTAGCACTTGGATCAAATGATGCAGTAGTTATTTTCCTAAAACGATCGTATTCTCCAGAAGGGCGGGCATGTATACTTAATTCGCTATTTATTGGAACAAAACTACCATCAGCATTGAACATTCCACCAAGATATCCGGTAGTGCCGTATTCTTCTTGTACTGGGTAAGTATATAAAGATACTGACACCATCATTACTAGAGGAAATTTAAATGGAATATTTGGTATGACAAAAGTATTTCCCACCATCCCCGTTTGCCCAGAATAATAGTATCTATAGCTAGGTCCTAATAGTCCAATATTTTGTATACAAGTTGCAAGATGGGCATTAGTGCTATACTGATCGGCTACCTGTCCCTTAGCAACAATAGTCGCTATAATGGCGTTTCGTTCGGCTGTAGTCATGCGTTCCAATGTACCGACTACGCCGAATATGTTAGTGTCTTTGGGTAAATTAGCCGGTCTTAAATGTGCCGCTGCTGCTTGTAGCTGTGCACTAGTTACTTTTAATTCGCCATCACCGGGCCCTCCCTTATAATACCCAGAAGGCATATAAGCAGCCAGGTCACCATTAGGCCATAAGCTAGTGCCAGTAGCTACTACAGCTCCTAGTTTATTAGGCATAGTACCCACAATACCTTTCCCCGCAGGCGTAGAGAAGGTCTTACCAGTAAGTACATCTCCTGCTACTGCATTACCCGTTGCTGTAATTATGGATGCCATCTTAGGTATCAGTTGATCCCATGTTTCACTAACTGAGGCTGATACTCCTAAGGCAACAAGCGCGGCAACCACTTCCGCTTTTCGCTCATTGCCAGCCGTTAAAGACGCTGCTGCTGTCGAGGCTACTTCGCGAAGTGCCTTCTCCGTAACCGCCACATTTTCCCGCGTACCATCTGTAGCATTGGACAGTTGCACAATCCCGGCTTCTGTTAACGATGCAGAGGGAATATCAATATTATCCACAGCCGTGCGGAGCTCGTTTATTTCTTGCCCAATACCGTTCATGTCTGCCGGTTTTACTATATCTTTAGAGTTCCAATCAATTTTCGCCATACTTAAACCTCCTTAATTAAGATCGTTTGAAGCAACAAAGTATCTGAACTGATGGGAACATAGACATTGTTGGTACTTATTACTTCATTTCCGTAATCTTTCAAATCAATTTTAGTAACGAGTGATACCAAAGCAGCAGGAACAACGTATTGCAAACCTATTGATGAATTCGCCACTTGCTTTATCTCGAAATTTGGAATTTCAATCAGATCATTCAAAACTACTTTTGAAATTTTATCATTTGTGTAATTTGCTAACTCTGATAAAAAAGAGCTTCCAATCATTTAATAACAACCTCCATTCCGATATCTGCAAATGCCTTATTATCAAGCAACCAGGTACCGTCAAGTTTGTAATTCCAGGAGATTACTTGCTTGGAGATATGCTCTTCCAGCCCAATTACTCCCTCTAGTGAAGTTTTTTGCTGATAGATCATGTTTGCCGGCTTAACGATACGTACTGAGTGCTCTACTTCTTTAAACACGGCTGCATTTTCGATATTTGCCGTTACGTTAAGAATAAAACTTTGCTGATCAGCACTTACAATCGTCAGTCCGGCCCCTACAAGATAATCAAGTTGTTGTTGTAAGTAACGGACCGTAAACGGTGGTTTGGTTGAATAACGATTGATTAGCCGTTTTCGTCTAAAATCCAGAGTTTCCGTTGCCGGATCTGCTTGTATTCCTAATATCTTTTCCCGCCGCTTAATAGCTATTTGCGTTGCCGTGATAACAAATTGGTCATCAAATAATTTGGATATCGCTTCTTCGACGGTTAAGATCTCTTGGGATTCCGTTTCAGTCAATTCCACAATGTCGATAACATCATGATAAATTTCCGGTAGATACTCCAGAAGTCTATTCATTCAGCGACACCGTCCCAAGTACCGGGATTTGCTCATCTGTAAGAGATATGTTTGCTACCGATTCATTTAATAAAGTGTTTGTTACGTCAAGAACTCCCGAAACTGCCAAAATGCGCGATTCTATTTGTGATATACGAACGATTAGAACTGATTCATTACCCCAAATCTGGCGAAGGGACAGCAAATAGGAACTTATAGCATCCTCCACATCGTTTTTCACCTGACCTGGCGTTACTCCGGCAGCCAGTGTTAACGTCGCTGATACGTTGATATTGAGGTTTTTCGTACCTATTACCGTTACTTTATGTCCAATAGGAGCCAGTCCAATTCCTTGCCCGCTGTTTACTTCAGGATCTATTAAAGTTTGTACCTCGTCAATCAAGGTTTGAGAAGGTGTGCCATAATCACTAGTGATGATCGTTATTTTTACAGTACCGCCGCCATTCCAGACTGGGGTAACCTTTGTTCCACCTACACCTGATATGGAGTTTATCTTATGGCGATAATCGGATGCATTGCCCCCAAATGGCTGTTCATTAATTGCTATCATATATCTCTTACGCAACGATTCGTCCGATTCGGCATCTTCCCCTGGAATTAATACTTCTGTCAATTCTGCCCGTCCCAATCCGTCTACATAATCTATTGGAAGTAATGTGCCAAACTCTTGATTCCCCACTACTCCTGCAATTTCACATTCTAATACCCAATGTCCCGTTTTAATTTTACTGGTTGCCATGTAATTTAAATCGTTAATAGAAAAACGAGTTCCTACAGGAATGTCAATAAGCACATCTCCGGAAGTATAAAATAGTCCTTTGCGTTGTGACTTGGTTGCCGGTTTCCGGTTAATCCCAAACTCCGCTGTGCGGCGTTCCAAATATTCTTCCGATGCTGTATCTGCATATGAAAGATTAAGGTTGGTATCGAGTTCCATATACATTTGCGATGCTTCCGCCGCTACCGGGGCTAAAGCATCGTAGATAATGCTTCCTGTCCGCTTATCTACATTATTGGCAACTCTATCAAGCATGCGTTGCAAAATAGCTTCATAGGTTTGATCTTCATACACCTGCGTTCACCTCCTGTGTGAAATTCCCGTAAGTCGAAACGACTGTGAAGGTTACATGAGCCTCGTCACCCAAGATAGTTATTTGCATATCCACAATCTCCGAAATCCGGTCATCTTGTAAAAGTGCCTCTCGAATCCTGTGTCCGATCATAGATCGTACATACCCTTGACTTTTTCCAACCAGTCCCGTCATCTCGCTACCATAATTAGCATCGTATATCAGGTATGCGAACCGATTGGTCTGTAAGATCTTATTAACTGCCTGTCTAACAGCGTCCAGACCGTCGATCATCCCCATAACGCGCCCACTTCTGAAATCTACTTCATACGTGCGACTTGTTTCCTCTGACATCTCAATGGTTCCCAATGAACCTCCAATTGGTATCATGTCATCACCTTATCCCATACAACATACCGTTGGCCGCCCTGTACTCTTAACAGCAATACAGAGTCCCCCGCATTTAACCCTTCACGGATTACAATTTTATTGACTAGAGCATCATTCGTATCCTCTGTGCTTGTGTTGTGTTTATGTTTCAGATCAATTTCGTAGCGAGTAAGCTGTTCCGTGACAATTAGAAAATCCTCTGTCAGTTCAAACCGTTGGTCAACGGTCACCGAGAGAGGATTGGTATTAGTTATCATGCCAAACATGACGGATACTGGACTACCCGCGCCTACAGCATTAGTACTTAGTTTTTTTATCGAATCAACAAGCGCCATTATATCACCCTCAATTCAAGTGAGATTGTATATTCATCACCACTAAATTTATGCGTACATTCATCAATCAAATAGGGCTGATTTATTGCTAACTCACCAATTAATACATGAATGTAACAACCAGCCCGAACACTTGGATCCCCAAGCGCATCTAACTTTAAAGACCTGGTTTCTCTATTTTTCAATTTCGCCAACTGATCGAGAAGTTGTAAGATTTGCGCCGGATTCATCTTTTCATCGACTTTCTGAAAATACTGTAACCGTCCCCACTTAGCTATATTCACACTATCTTTGGCTTCGTAAGCATCGCGCTTTTTAGTCTCTTTATTATCTCTTACCAGTTTGATGTAATTGAATGTGTCACTATCGATAGATTTCTCAAATGAAAAATCAGTCATTAAGCTCTCATCACCAATGATTAAATTCAAACTCATGTCACTAGCACGTTTAATAGAGAGATTACCGAAATCGTCAAAGAAATTGTAGATCGTCCCGGTGTTAATCACAGTGAGATCCAACGCCTTACAAATGATATCCATCAGCTTTTGGTTATCCTCGGACAAGGATGGAATCTTGTACTTTGTATCGACTACATCGCCCCATTTTAAGCCGAAGTCATCAGCAATTTTTTTCATAATGTTTGCCGCAGTCCGGTTTGAAAGTACATATGTGTAGTTTGCTACGAGATAACGCATTTGATCATAGGCTTTAATTTTTAGCGTTTCTTCCATTTGCCTGCCGATTGTAAATATATATCCGTAAAATAATGGCTTATCATCATAAAACACCTGAATTCTATGGCCATTTTCAGGAATATACGTTTTTTCTTGCAATATGGTAAAGTCGAAGCTACCAGGTTTACCGATACGTGATGTTTTCCATGTTGCATCTGTTACGATTTCGGATATGTCAAAAATATTACCCAGCTTGTCGTCTGCCAGCACTCTTAGCATTAACGCTCCTCCTACGGCAACTTAATAACTCTGCCAATCGGCAGCTTCTTAAGTTCACTATCTCTAATTCCATTTAAAGTTTGGATCTGCTTAAATTTAGCCCCATCCCCAAGATGTTTTTGAGCGACCTTCCAGAGATTATCACCAGCAATCAATGTGTATGTTTTGGGTATTACTCTTGTGTCTGGACGCGGAGTAGAATTGCTTTTATTCAGTACTACAGTTTCCCCGCCATTAGAAGACTTTTGAGTTTGTAATTTCTTTACTCCGTATTCTCGGTATTCTTTCAATGAGATTTGAAAATGAATATCCCCAACAGATCCACCCTGTTCGGACCATGTGATTTTTTCTATGCTCACCAGCATGTAGATATCTATGGATGAACCAGTCATTACCAGAAGCATAGGTTGTTTCTTAGTACGCCATCCTTGCATCTTTTCAATGTAATATTTCGGCTCAAATAATTCTCTCTCCGACACATTCACCCCCGGGAACCAGCTAACAGGGAAAAAACTCTCCAGACTAATTTCTCTCAGATTCTGACTCTTAAATAAGCTTATTTCTCCTAAGGCAGAAATATCATATGTTTTACTATCACCTGCCTGTGCTACTTCTATCTTCTCGGGAAGCACCGGAAACTCTATTGCTTCAGTTCCACTATTGAATGATAGTGTTATTGAATACTCGTTCATGCGTACACCCCCGCTGCATGAGCCGATATACTTTCTTCCAGCGATTGTTCTATCCGTGACATAATTTCATTCACATCTGCTTCCTTGGACACAGGTCCCGTATTAACCGTAACAGTAGGTGTAAGACTTACAAAATTCTGAATCGATTTCATTTCTGCAAGTTCCCTCATCATCTTTAAATCCTCACTGCTAATGTCTACGGTGTCATCAATTTTGCCGACCTGATCGACCTTCCCAACATTTGAAATTTTAGAAATAGGATTGGTGTTACCTGAAATAGAATTAAAACCGTTGGATTCATACGGATCAGGATTAAATTTTGGGCCTTGTTCTTGTTCAACTGTCATGGTATTTAATCCACCTTTGAATTTGTCCATAGCACTGCTAACAAATTTTGTTCCCGCCGCATTGCCGCTGTCGAAGGATTCACTCAAATTTTTATACTCCATACGTTTAATACTAACTACATTTTTGTTACTCACTGGTTCTTCGAATTTATCCAGCACACTTTTAAGACCATTGCTCAACGAATGAATACTATCATTATCTACTTTAATATCCAATCCAAAAGTACGACTAATTTTGCCGAAAGCATTTATGAGACCACCCACAAAATCCTCAGCAGATCGAAGCATATTATACAAATAATTGCCAAACGTCATTGCAAGATCGTAGAACAGCTTTTTAATAGCGTACACAGGATCGATAAATATGTTTATAAGAAACTCAACGAATGAAGCAAATAGGTTGTATAAGAAAGCTACTATATTGTAGATATTGGCATAAAGTGCAAAAAACACTCCCGTTACAAATCCAACCACCTGCTCAACAGATACACCGAAATAAACTAATACCGTAATCAGCATACCAATCGCAAGAGCAATAAGTAGAATTGGCATATGGGCAAGCATCCATGCTGCAGCCTGTGCAAGAACAGGGGCTAACATTCCCCACAGCTTTATGATTAGCATGGGAATTTGCTGATAGGCCATAATAGCAAATCTAATACCCATTTCGATCAAAACTACTGAAATTGCCGCTAAGATGCCAGCTATCATAGGCCAGTAAGATTGTATTACTGTGCCAAATCCTTTGGCTCCTTCAGCTATCCAACCAAAGAGTACACCCACTTTTCCTATGCTAAATTCCAACGCATTAATAAAAGAAGACACTGCTTCACTATTCATTAAACTATTGATTCCTGCAATAAGAGGATCAAGAGAATGAATCGCACTATTCTTCAAACCAACGAAACTTTCACCAAAGGTATTAGGCAATTGCGAGAATTTTCCATTAATTTCATCAGAAGCTGCAAACATAGAATTTTTCAATGTATCAGCAGAAAGTGCTCCGCTTGAAGCAAGATCCATTAATTCGGATTTACTCTTCCCCGTATAATTAGATAGTGCATCTACCATCATTGGGGCGTAATCCATCATATCGCTGAGCCCGTTGCTATCTAGATTTCCAGAAGCCATCACCGACGTAATTTGATTCATAGGACCTTGTTGATTCTCTGGCTTGACGCCACTAATTTTCAATGACTTTTGCGCTAATTCATGAAAACCAATCAATTCATCATTGCTCTTAAAGGCTCCCTCCGCAGACTGTCCCATCTTCCCGATGCTTGCAGCCATATCCAAATAACTTCCTTTGGACCGTTGCGCAGAATTAAACACCTTATCGTGTAGCTGTTTTGTGGTTTGAAGCTTATCATTAATTAAATCTATACTTGAGAAACTATTGACATATTCATCACTTAAAGCCATTGCAGGCTTAAGCGTACTTGCAAAATTTTTAAAAGTAATTTTTTTAATCATATTTCCAATTTTACTTCCTGACTGATCCACACTACTGTTGAAATTATTTTGTGCGGTAGTCACGCTATCAAGTAGCTTAACATTCTGACTCATTACATCAGAGAAATTCGTTATCGCCTCGTTCATCGTATTCGTGATGCTTTGCAATGACTTCCCCACACCATCAAACATTTTCAAGGTTTTCGACGCTGATGCCATTTACCCACTCCTCCTTTCAAAAACACTAAAGAGCACCCCAAAACCGAGGTGCCCCATTATGTTCTGCAATTAAGCTCGTGTTATTTCTTAGCCATCTTCGCTTCGGCTTTAATGCGAACTTGAATCATCGCGATGATCGCGGCTTTCTTCCGTGGTTCAAGTTCGGCGAAGTCCCACGGCATAATATGAAGTTTATGGAGGGCATAGTATGCCATATTGGCTTCACCATCGCCCTCGTCTATTAGTTTTTTACTTCATCAGCAAGTTCATTAATATCCTTGTCAAATCCATTGATCCCTTGGACCTTATGAAGAAGTGTCGCATACTCGCCGGGTAGAAGCATTTTTCGCAGTAGCTGGTCAGCTCCCAATACACCATAAGATTTCTGAAGATCAGCATCCTTCAAGTCAGGAAATACAATGCTCGCAACAACCAATTTTGCTAAATACTCATCGGAATTTGTATCAATCGACACGACACCTTTTTCCTTAATTTTACGCTGCGACGATTTGCGAATGGCTTCATTCTCATCTTCCGTCATACTCCGCAATTTCCATGGAATCGCCTTGCCGTCCTTATTTTTAAAACGGGTAGAAATAACAACCTCTTCCGTTAGTTCAGAAACCACATTTTGCGCAAAAAATAGACTTAATTTACTCATCGTATGTTATCTCCTTATACCCCTTGGATTGTATTGAATTGATCTAAAATATCGTAGTCTTCAAAAGTAAACGGCAATTCTTCATCCAACATATCATCGCTAGTCGCATCAAATTTTGCCGCAATCACACTATCCAAATTACAATTCTTAAGAACAACGGTTTGCTTACCAGTGGAGCTTCCAGGTTGTTCATTTACGATTTGAAGATCAAACCAGAAGTCGGAACCTGTTCGAATGTACTCACGAATCAGTTGACGGAACATAGAGGAGACATAATAAATTGTCAGTGTTCCGCTTCCTTTCCAACCAGCAGACCGTTGTGGTGTATTGATTCGGCCCAAGACAGGCACATCAACTTTGTTCTTTTCAATGGTAGCCTCCACCGTCTTCGCATAGAACAACTCTTCCGTACGCCCTTCAATCGTTACAAATGCCTTCCCTTGTTTACCGCTTAATGCATCTTGTTTATTAAAATAAGCCATGTATACTCCCCCTTATTTAACTGTGATATTTACATAAATTTTCTCAGGACTATCAACCGGCTGAAGTCCAATTGTAATCAATACGGCATCAACATCATTGCCCGCTAGCACTTCAATATCGCTTTGTGAATCAAAGTTCTGAATGGCTCCGAGCCCCTGCAAGCTATCCAAATATGAAATAACCTCAGCTTTTAGTAAATTGCGGCCTTCCGCATTGTTGTTAATTTTGCCAATATAGCTCTTGCTAAAGATTTTTTTGATGTCGTTTGCGGCAGAATCAAGAACACGTACCACACGATTCTTACGGAATTTGTTATCTTTGTCCGTAGTGAATGTTGTCAAAGTGTTAATGTCTTGTTCGATGACCACTCGTCCATTTACAACGCTGAGCACCATCTCACCGTGGTTAAGTGCTTGTACAATTTCAGAATTGGTATATTTCGGGGTAACATCAACCGCATTTGGAATAGAAGCATAAGTAAGAGATTCATTAACCCCCGCAGACGCCTCCATACTCGCAATTTCCCAAATGAGTGAAGTTGGTTCAACCGTCAATCCATCAGAAGTGATGATGCTATTCTTCAAGCTGATAACTCCCTCGTAATCAGCAGAAGGATAGTCATATAATACAGTTTGGATCTTCTTGCCCCCTTGCTCCCGCAGACGTTTGGTATAAGCTACAGCAAGCTGTTTAATCGCACTATCGTCAACAGGTAAGCCAAGCACGTTAAAATCCTCAGCCTCAAATGCGGCGAATGCATCACCATATTCACCTGCTCCTCCCGTTCCATTGGTTCCACCAGACAATGAAGCCCCCGCTGTTTCTATTAGATCGCCAGTACCGGAGAAATCAACAAATGCATTAGATTTCAACTCGTTAACATTGGCTACAGTCTGCGAATCTACTTCTTCCCCATCAAGAAATGTTTGAATTTCATAAGCGCCTGAATGATCTATATTTGCTTGTACAGAAATTTGCAAATCGTTGCCCCGTAACCCGCCATGTTTAGCAGTTGCTGTCAGATCCCCGACAGTTACTGTCGCCTTCTTCGCACCAGTTGCTCCTAGTCGGTAAATCATGACTTTACTCGCATGCGACATGGCAGCCGTAATGTGCCTAATTCTTGGATCCGTAGCGTGATAACCAATCAATGAAAGAGAATTTTCCAAATATGTTTCTGACTCAAGAACCGTGATTCCGCTTTTTCCCCATGGTAGCGAAGCAGGAAAAGCCGCAACTCCTCGATCTCCAAGGCTTCCGAGCGTTTTCACCTCAGATTTAATATTGATATACACACCAGGTCTAACTTTATTTTGTACTGTAAAAGTGCCACCGGCCATTTTACTTCACTCCTCTATTTTTAAATTTATTTATTTCTTCTTGGACATCCGATTTGCTATACCGCAATCCCTCTTCGAGGATCACCGATATAATATCCTTTTCTACTCCTGAGAAAGCTTGAGATGTAAGAAACTGCTCTCTGGAGTATCCAACTTCAACTTGTTCCATGTGCGGATTGGATTTTTTCTTAAATATCATATTTAAGTCGCCCCTCCTCTTTAAGTAATTGCATCTTTGTTTCATCAAGAGCAGGTAACCAAACCAAGAAACGGAACTCAAAGCTGAAGTTAAGCCCCCCATCTTTCATATCATGTTTCATCCCGCTCCCGAAATAACTGGCACCATCAATTTCAATTTTTGAAAATAGTTCATACAAATGTTCAGCATATTCAAATATTATTCCCGCCGGATGATCAGAAGCTGGAGTGTATTGTATATTGAACGAATACGTCCGGTTATAACGTCTATTCAGCTCTTGTTCCTGAGACATAGCAGCTAAACTCACTACAAAATAAGGAGGAGCTACAGTCTTCGAGTCTCCCTCACTGCTTCGAACTCCAACGTCCGGGAATCGTGAAGATAGCGATAAGATCACACCTTCTATAAGGCTTTTAATCGTTACCTCAGTCAAACGTGCCGCCCCCTTACCAACCCTTTCCCATCTACAACACATCTAGGTAAACTACAAAACTGCCTATTCCCTTCCAAGCGACCCCAAATGCAATCTATACAGCAGGTGGGTTGTACCCATTCCGTAGATACAGACATGGGTGGATTTTTATTATTATTCCTCAAACTAGCTCCCTCCCCACAAGAAAAAGCCGCTGATTATTCAGCGGCCTTCACTTATCTATTAATTTAGCAATCAGGTCTCTGCCCTGCCCTCTTCACCCGATTCCCACAATACAAATTTAACATGGGTAAAGTCTAATGAACGGACAAGCCGCTGACATGTTTCGGACAATAGAAGGACAAGCCTATTTAGGCAACAATGGTTACCTATCATTTCAATACTCACATACTTTCTTTCCCACAAAAAAAGCCGGCAATTAGCCGACTGAGTGCTCGCAACTCTCCATTTCTTCATCCAACACAACCACTTCAAGTCTCATGGCCGCAGCCAATATCTGAATTGCACTCGCCTTAATCCGGCGATACGTGCGGTCGCTGATTCCCATTTCTCCGCAGCTGATGAAATCGTACTCGCCTTCATTATCTAAGAAGCTTCTTTCGATGACTTCCCTTTGAGGGCTCGACAGTTTACTCATCGCCTTATCGAGTAATTCTGACTTTCCACGTAATTCCGCTTCCTTATCTACGTTCCTAATCGCGATTGTCTCCGTCGGTTTACTGATTGCATTTGTTGGTCCATGAAACTTGGGCTCGTAACTTGCGGTGATCACAGCTTCCTGACGGATAAATCCTATTTGTCTGTACTGCCGAACCTCTTCTAGGCGCTCCTCTACGGCTGCCCGTGTTGCTGCATGGTCTATAGGTATTGTATTGAAAACAATTTGTATAGGGTGTTTACGTTTCTTCATCATATTCCCTCCGCTCGCTATCTACATAAAATCGTGATATTACCAAATTGGTAACCTCGAGAGCAAAAAATTTTCTATTCTTAGCAATCTACCTCTTACTCCGAAAAGCACACTTTCTTTGTCTGCTCACTCATATAATAAACATTGGAATACCTCTGCGACTTGGGTTACCTGCTGATCAAACAGTAACGAGGATCGATCGTGGTTCATGGATAGTTGGGACTAACATGGACTTGCTTGGGATAACTTGGGATAACTTTGACTGCCTTAGTCTGCCTTAATCTGCGTTGGTTTTACTTGGTCTGCCTTGGACTAATTTTGAATAACTTGGTTTGTACTTGGTTTGTACTTGCTTTGTACTTGCTTTGTACTTGCTTTGTACTTGCTTTGTACTTGCTTTGTACTTGCTTTGAATTTGGGCCGACTCGAGCTAACTTGAGCTACTTTGAATGACTTATACTGACTCGGGTCCACTAAATTTTACTAGCTTAGCCGGACATGGAGTCCGCTAATTACCTGATATACCTCATATTTCGTGTTGTTGCGGACATAGGATCCGTTATTGACCAGAAATGGTGGCAAAAAGGGGGCTATATCACCGAATAGCGGAACTGATGTCCGATAAACCTCCCAAAAGGGCATCTTTCTTGAAAATAAGGTATCTGATGTCCGGCCAGCGACTCTGCTTTGCCGCTTTGTTACATTGCTACCTTGCAACTTTGCTCTTTGTGTTCGTCCACTCACCCGAGTTCAACGTGGAACCCAGTGGGGGAAAATAAAGGCTTGGCTTACCTCAACCTCACGGGTAAGATACTCCGATTATATTTCACCAATTTGGTAATGTCAACCAAAATAATTACCGATTTGGTAACCGTATTACTTTACCAATCTGGTAATGATATGATATATTTATGCAAACGACAAATGAGGAGCGGTTATGGAAACTTTGGGCGATCGAATCAAATATCTTAGGGAAAAAAAGAATATGACCCAAAAGGATCTAGCTACCAAAGCGGACTTAACCATCGTACAATTGTCCAGATACGAAACCAACGATAGAAAACCAGATCCAGAATCGTTAAGACGAATTGTCGATGCGCTAGATACGAACGGGGATTATCTGCTTGGGCGTACGCAAGATCCCTCTCCTTCAGACGAGAAGGCGACAAGCATGTCTTTCTATGGTGGCCCAGAGTCTTATACAGCAGATGAAATTGCCATGATGGAAGCAGCGCTAAAGGCTTACCGTGTGCAGAAGAAGAAGCTTTTGGAAAGAGACAACCAGAAGAATTAAAATCACAAGCAGGACATTACATAAGTGCTGGCGAATATATAAAATTAAGAGTAAACAACTTGGCCCTTACTTCAAGGGCCCTTATTTTCAAACAAAAATAGAACATACATTCTCATAAGAGGTGATTGTTATGTTATTTTCCTACTATAAAGAAACCCCCTTGGAACAATGGATCAATACAAAGTTTTTAGCTCGTGGAATTATGACCACCATCAACCATGACATCGAACGAATTGCTGAAGCCTTTGAAGTGGCACTCGTTTATGATATATGCCCCTCTTTCTCCGATAACGAAGATGGGGTGATCTTCTTAAACAAACATGCGGATGATGTTACCGCGCGAGTCATCTTTTTTCATGAATTGTGTCATGTGCTCCGGCATGCGGGGGATCAACGAAATATGTCTGTTCTCTTTAAAAGCGCTCAGGAGATTGAGGCGGATCAGTTTGTCTTATATGCGGCTATCCCCTTTTATTTGGTTGCTAAATTGAATATTCCAGATCAGCGGAACGAAGCGATTCCTTACCTTGCCGATAAATTTCATGTTCCTCTATCTCTCGCCGAGCAAAGACTGGATCAAATTCAGCGCCGAGTTCTCCAAGGAAGTTTGATCGCAGCAGCGCAGGAAGCCAGCAAGCGGCAACGTCAACAGAAGCAGCAAGAACCTATGTGGACAAATGAAACCCATCGTGTTCTGGCGCAATTATCGCATCAACTGTCTGGTAAGGAGGCTCTATAA